ACCGATCGGAGTATAATTTCAATATCAGTGCCTGACTGGTCTTTATATGATAAAAAAATCATATTTGATGTTATCTGATTTGCATTATTCCAGACAATATTTGTTTCAGGAATTGGAGGGTTTAATGTGTCAGTATTTGCTACATATGTTGTAATATGTCCAGGTAATCGTCTCAATTCGTCTTCAATAGTACCAGTTCCGCTACCAATTCCAAAAAATAAAACACTACGCGTAACATATGCTTTCTGTATAGAAGTTCCGATAGTGTGATAACACGCGTTTATCACATTCTGCGGAACTAGCGTATTATCGGGTAAAAAAAGAGTATAAAATCCATCTAATTTCACTCCGCGTGATCCGGGATGTGGTTCTCTTAACCACCCTACTGTTGCCAACATATGATAAGCAAGCCCGCCTACAAATAAATGTAATATTTTACAATCTATGCGCATTCCGTCATCGGCAATAATAATTAATTTAAAGGGTTGATTCAGGTTTTGTATATAATTCATATTGAAGAGGGGTGTCATTACACCGCCAACATCAACGTTTGGCATCTCGTTCATGTAAGTGGCAAACATTGTATAAAAACGAAGAGTTGAACATATTACAAATATGGTTCGTTTTAATCGCCAAATATTAACAGGAGTGCAAGATTGTTTTCCATTCCCCGATTCACGTAGTAATGTATTTACAAATAAATTTATAAAACCTGCTAGATATATTTTTAACTCTTGGTTTGGAGGTAAACAAGCCACATTTTGATCATTGAATTCTCTACCGCAAATAATATCATATGGTTCTAATTTCGGTGGCAATTGTTGCAAGGGCGGTGCGGCGGCAGCCATAAAATATATAAAATATAAATTAAAAATATACTTTATATATAACAGTTAAAAAAATAATATTATAAATTTATAAATTAAAAAAAAATGAAATATGGATTTCGTATCCCTAAATAAAAGTTAAATATAACTTGGAATACTATCAATATTCAAAATGGTGAATGATTTTTTAATATTCTTTTGCGGTATTTCGTACTGGGTGAAAACGGCGTGTTTTATAAGCTGCTGAGATGGGACTTTATTGTGGACAGTTCTTGCAATCATCTTGTATAATTTGAAATCAGGATACCTGTCAACGCCACTTTTTTTATACAAAATATTTCGCCCGTTGTCGTCCGTTATCCAGTCAACAACTAACTTGGTTAAACGGCTCTTTTTACATTCGGACTCCACACTTTCAATGTCGTCAATAAAAAAATCAAAAAGAGAACATCCCAATCTGCATAAATCGAAACTGTAATTCGGTTCAACATTCGGTTTCTTATCATTGAAATAAGGTTCGCAGTTGTATTGGGTTGCGGCATCTCCGCTTCTATGAAAACTGTCGCTGCATACCAGCTTGGAATTGAATGTATAAATGGCGCGGCCGAAATCTATAATTTTAAATATTCTGCCAAACGTGGGAACCTTGTAGAACTTTTTATTGAAACAATAATATATAAATTTTTTGTCGGTTTCATTGTACATGATGTTATTTGTGTGCAAGTCATTATGCGTAAACGCAAACAGTTTCTGATAGGTGGCCAACGTCATGACAATTTGCATTAGCGCGGCCTCCCATTCTTCATCCGATAAAATATCTTTTACCATCAAATAGTCGAGCGTTTTGCTACACCGTTCAAGCGCAATCACTTCAACTGGAAAATCGTAAATAATTGCATTCAAAATTTCTTCTTCTTCCTCTTCTTCTTCGTCGCCTTCTTCGCCTTCGTCGCCTTCGTCGCCTTCATCGCCTTCACTCTCTTCGTCGCTTTCATTATAAGAGTCAGCGTCAGAAATAGAATCATTGTTATTGTCGCTCATATTATAAAGCGACCCATTTGTAGTGTGAGATGAGCGCGACGAGCAAGAAGACGAAGATGATGAATGCGAATCACATTCTCCGCATTTATTATAATTATCGAGACCATCGTTATTCTCGTTATTATTAATGTTACTTTCGTTAGTATCGTTATTATTATTGTCATCAGTATCATCATTTATTTTAAAAATGTGTGATTTTGACAAGTCAACCAATTCAATATCAGTGATGGCAGTGACCTGATTATCGGATTTTTCACATGTGTCAATGCAATCGGCAATAATTTCGACAGTACCACTTGAAATTTGTATTTTAGAATTTTTACTTTTTGTTTCTTTATGACCGCATTTTTTGTCTTGATTCCATGTTAGAATATTTTGACATTCTGCTTCGTCGTAATAAAAAAGAACTCCATTTTTATCTTTAAAAAAATCATTCTTCATTAAATACTCTTGGTCGTCAAACATATTGAAAGTAAAATCCTTTTGAGTTGCCAAGTATGCGCCGTAAAAATCAATACCGTGTATGAAATCATGAGTGTGTAATAATTGACTCGACAAGTATGAGAAAAAACCATCAACATATGCGGCATTGTTTGGATCCAATATTTTTGGATGACAATAATGTTTATCTTTATCTTTATCATGTTTATCAGACCTGGAAGTAGAAATCGGCAAAGAATGCAACTCTGGAAGATGGAGTAATGCTTCATTTTGCGTATCATAACTGCCAGCCAGATATTTTATAGGATCCAAAAGCGGAGAGAATTTAAAAAAAACAGGAACGTCGACAACATTATCATCATCCTTTTTTTTAACACTTGCATTTGCAATATTTTTAAAATGTTGACTATTTTGTTCTTCTTCAGAACCAGATCCACTATTAGATTCACAATAACCTATCGACTGTATACTAAATGTTTGATTTAAATTAATGGAATTGTAGTTTGTATCATTCAAAGAAAAAAAAGTAGAATACAGCGGAATAAAATTTTGACAATGAGAAAGTCCCATGCGCGTTTCTTCTAAATTTTTAAGAAGATTATCGTTTCTTGGTTTTTGATAATAGAGCTCAAATGCATTTTTTATACAGGACATGTTCTAGAGAGATCGATAGAAAATAACGGGATTAAAATAACTGATAAATTTAAATTAATACTGTCTATATATAGAAAAATACAAGTATTTAAACTTATTTTTTATAAGAATATTTTATAATCACTCTACTACATTAAAATTCGCATTGTATCGATCTTTATCATCCATTTTTGTTCTAGTGACAAGAAATTTGAAATACTTTTTAGCTAAATGATACTCCTTCGGTTTTTTATTTCGCAACACTTCTAGCCGGACCTTCATAATCATTCCCACCTGCCATATGCGTTTATGTGTATATTTTTTATCTTTATATAGCTTCTCTAGTTTGCGAATTGTCGTGTTTACATCATCCACCGTTTTATATTTTATATGTATTGTGTCTCTTGGATTTTTATCTATATAAACATCAAATGATTTTTTAGGATCATTCGGATTGTATAAGAATTTCCTTGTTTTACCATTTTTATTATCTTTACAATTTTTATATTTTTTTACAGATTTTTTCGACATGATTTTATTTTATCTTATTTTTGATGGTATGAATATTTTATTATTTTTACTGTATTAAAAATGAGTTTAAATTAACCAAATATTTTATTTCATTATATTATTTAATTATATCATATTCATTTTATAGTTACAATTATATTTACATTACTATTATTCTCTCGATTCTCTCTATTTCTCTCTAAAAGTATAACTATAAAGTATAAATGAATTTAGAATTAGGAAAATTCGATATGCGATCCATCAGCTTTAGACCCGATGAAAATAAAGGTCCAGTTATTGTCTTAATCGGTCGACGCGACACCGGTAAAAGTTTTTTAGTAAAAGATCTCATGTACTACCATCAGGACATCCCAATTGGAACCGTCATTTCAGGAACGGAAGCAGGAAACGGATTCTTCGGAGAACACGTGCCGAAACTCTTCATCCATGACGCATACAACACCGCCATCATAGAAAATATCCTGAAACGACAAAAAGCAGTCCTAAAACAAGTGAAAAAAGAAATAGAATCATATAAACGGAGCACCATAGACCCCCGAACCTTTGTCGTCCTTGATGATTGCTTATTCGATAATAAATGGACCCGCGACACTATGATGCGCCTCCTCTTTATGAATGGTCGCCATTGGAAGATTATGCTGGTCATCACAATGCAATATCCTTTAGGTATCCCTCCAAATTTAAGAACCAATATTGACTATGTATTTATCCTGCGAGAGCCGTATATTGGCAATCGAAAAAGAATCTATGAAAATTACGCGGGCATGTTTCCGACTTTTGAGTCCTTCTGTCAAGTCATGGATCAGTGTACTGAAAACTACGAGTGTTTGGTGATAAACAACAATGCCAAGTCGAATAAACTACAGGACCAAATTTTCTGGTACAAGGCGCAACAGCACGGGCCGTTTAAACTCGGTAGTAAAGAATTCTGGGAGATGAGCAAGGATTTAAATTCTGATGATGAAGAGGAGTCATATGACCCGAAAAACATTAACAAAAAGGGTTCAGGACCTAAAATCAACGTGCGAAAAAATAAATGGTAGCATAATATTTACATTGCTTTTGATTTTAAAAAGCGAAAGCAGATTTTGCTCGCGAAGGTTCGATAGTAAAAACAAGTAACATCTACATTTGCTCCACATGTGAGCGGACCAAAGATGTTTTTCAAAGCTTCTCCTGAAGGTTCAGGAGCAAAATAAATATTTATGATTAAAATAAATATTTTCTTACCCGATTGGTGAGCAAACAAGGGGAGTACATACTATGACTCCCTTTAGTATACACGCGGAAACATTATTTATTTAAATATTATAAAATATTATAAATAAATGAACTTAAAGAGATGTCGTAAATTATAGTATTACAACACCAAAGAAAATGGATATAGTAAAAGCATTTAATGCAAATGATTTGCATACAGAAATCATTATTAAAGGAACAATAGACGACCCGCTATTTCGAGCGAGTGACGTGGGAGTAATATTAGAAATAAGTAACATAAGAATGTCAATTACAGATTTCGATGATTCTGAAAAGCGTGCTGTAAGTACTACTGACGGCACGGGAAGATTGCAAGATATAACATTTTTAACCGAAAAAGGATTATATAAAGTACTGTTTCGATCTAGGAAACCGATTGCCCAAAAATTTCAAAATTGGGTTTGTGATGTGATAAAGGAAATTCGAGTTACGGGTATTTACAATATGCAAAAAGAAATCGATAAAAAACAAGAAGAGCTAGTGTCTCTTGAAACCGCCAAAGAAAAAGAAAAAACCCGCGCGGTTGAACAAGTGATTATTGCACAATTTCCGCAGAATACAGAGTGCGTTTATTTCGGAACAATTGACAACACGAATGAAAAAGGAGAAAAACTGATAAAATTTGGCATTTCAAACGACTTGTCGAATCGAGTGCTGGACCACCGCAAAAAGTATATAAATTTCAGATTAGTGTCTGCATACCGCGTGCAGAACAAGACCGAGATTGAGAATCTCATGAAAAAGCACCCAAAGATTCAAAAACATTTGCGCATGATTAAAGTGAATGACAAATGCAAAACCGAAATCATTGCATATGATGAAGTGAATATGACGATTGAAAAATTGAAAAAATACATTCAAGATATTATCGATTCGAGAAAATTGTGCATGGAGAATTTTCTAAAAATGGAAACGGAAATTCAAATGTTGCGAAGCCAAAATGATATTTTGTCAACCA